AATCGCATACGTTGCCTGTTGTGCATTTCATTCTAGGTTATCTACGCCCTTATTGTTCAATAGAAACTCAGCATCAGCCATTGGGTGTTCAGGACTATCTACCATTCTAGCGATTCTCTTTTTGCCTGATTTCTTAAAGTATATCCTGTATGTACTTGCATGACCTACTATGTTTCCACCAATAGGTTTAATAGGATCACCAAACATCACTGCTGGATCGGATTGAACTTGGTTTGTAAATATAATAGTTGTTCGAAAATAGAATGATATGTTTTTGAGATGTGTCATTAGCCTTGCTATCTGATTCTGTCTTGCAGCTAACGTACCACGACCTAAGTACTCTTCCCTAAACTGTCCTACAGCACCGTCAAGAACAATAATTCTTGGTTTCTTTTCTGCTAGTATGGGAGAAAGACTATTGATTGTTCCCATTAGTTGTTCTGTATTAGGGGTAAAAAAATATGATATTCTGTCTAAGTATGGTAATGCTTCTTCTCTATCCTCAACATACCCTCTTGCTTTTAGTATCTCTATTATTCTTTTAGGTCTAAATGTATCTTCACAATCTATCCAAATTACATTTTCTTTATCGTGAATTGCTTCAACTGTTAATGAGTTACAGAATTGTGTCTTACCAGAACCGAACTCTCCATAGACTTCGTATATTGCTTCAGGTTTAACACCACCACTGATTAAATTATCAAGATCATCACACTTGCAAGCTAATGTAGGATAATTCTCTTGATATTCTAACAATTCTACTGTTCCCATATCTGTTCTTCTAATTAGTCCTGCTTCTTCAAGAATCTTTTGAGATTTAAACACCCAATTATCTGCCTTTGACTTTGGAACACCTGTTATTTCTGCAACTTCTGCAGCTCCTCTAATACATATATCTATAATTGATGACACACCAAACTCAGTGAGTTTCTTCTCCGTCATTGCACCAACGCCCTCTAGTTGTGTAACCGAGAAGTCTATTTCAGGAGTTATTAGATGTCTATCATCTCTACCATCATCTTCTACTAGTTGTGCCTGTGATTCTATAATTGTTTCTGTTTCCTCTACCATGTATTATTTAAGAGCTACTATAATATTAATGTTATGATCGAGATCTCATATAAGTACCATCATCATTAAGTTTTATAATACAATTCATTTCCCATTGTGAGAAGATTCTCTTTGAATCACGTTGGTCAAACTGTGCTTTCTCCATCTCTCTAAAGAATTTTACCAAGTTAACATGACCACCACTGTCCTCGCACTCTTCCCATATCTTAAAGGCTGACTGTTCTTTACTTAACTTACTTGGAACACCTTGTAGTTGTGCTTGATATCCAGATGAGCCGAAGTCAGGATTGATTCTTGTGTAAGCATCATCTAACATTACCTTCACAGCATCAACAGAGGCATCATCTACTGTATCTTTTAGAGATAGTTTTGCGTAAGCAGTAGACATTCTAACCATTGCTTCTAGTTGTCTTATCCCTACAACCACATCATCTTGTCTTGCTAACTCTCTTAACTTCTCATAGATAGGTATTATTTTTCTTCTAATTGTTGGAGATAATTTTGGCTTTAATGTCTTTACATAGTTAATATATTCAGTTAATTCTTTGCTTGTATATTTTCTTATAATTTTCTTATTGTTATTTTCAAATGTATCTAGTACATGATTAGCCTTTGCCAAATCCTCAGCCAGATTAATCTCATCTTTTATTACCCATATCAAGTCAAATCTTGACAGTAAAGGTGGGGGTATATCTATATTATCTGTGATTGTTTGTGAGGAATCAAACTTACCAAACTTTGGGTTAGCTGCAGCTAGAATTGCTGTCTTAGCAGGTAGTGTGAGTGTTGTTCCAGCCTTTGCTATTGTTACCTTCTGTTGTTCCATTGCAGGATGTATTGCTGAACGGTCATCTTTATTCATCTTGTCAAACTCATCTATGTATGCTATACCACCACTCATTAAAGGTAATACACCTGCCATCGCTAGCATTCTACCATCAGATGTCTTGATCATACCTATCGTCAAACCTGCAGCACTTGCACCCCTACCAGAGGTGTACATTGACTTGTGTGTTATCTTATCTGCTTCTACTAGTAATACTGACTTTGCCATACTAGGATCTCCTGCTAATAGTATGTTTATATCTGCCCTCTTCTGACCTTCAACACCACCTGCCATCATGCATAGTATTGATAGTTTGATATTCTTATTACCATATACTTGAGGTACGAATGAGCCTACCACATCTTTGATAAATTCTGGGCTCTTTGAATCCTCATGTAGTTTCTTAATCTTCTCTGGGGATGGTAAGTTAGGTGATATATCCTCAAGGTCTTCAAGTGTTAGTATTTCTATTACTATATCATGCTCGTTTTTCTTATCATCTACAAGTGTTTTGAATATACCTGTTATCCTTTTCTTCTGTCCTACGGCTGAATTTCTTACATTCTTATTAATTAATTTACCTGTCAGTACTATTTGAGAATTGTTCTTAGCATTTTCCATGAGTTCCTGAAGTAGTACTGTCTGCACATCCCCAGTCTCCATGTTTGAGGTATCAACCTTTAGCCTTTGCCTTTTACATTTGTAGTTTGAGCAGAACATTACAGGTAATTCTCTATTATAATCACAGTTTAAATGGTCTTCACTATAGCAAGATGGGCAAAATACCCTAGCCTTTTTGATGAAAGTCTTGGCAGTATCAGTTGCTATCACTATACAATCAAACTTAACCACAGTATTCTCATACTCGGAAGATAACTCATGCATTTTAAACAGACCATTTGGAAGTAGTTTTATTTGCAAGTCCTTAAACGCTTCATCCACATCTATACCCCATGCACCATGCTTCTCTTTCAAGATTCTTAAAACACTGTGCTTTACATAGTCAATAAACTCATTTGCATTTTCACACTCCACAAATATATCTGTTAGTAACCCTGCTTCTACTGTGAATGTACTTGTAGGTCTTAGCTGGACTATAACATCTGCCTGTTTTTTCATGCATAGTTTTTCATAGATACTATCTTCTTTTGCTGATGCTGTCATCATATCCTTTGGTCAACCTCTTTTCTAATGATTGTAGAAATCTGTGAAAGCCTTAGTTGTAGTTTCTTAAAGTCCTTGGAGCTTAAGTTTTTTACTTTTTCTCTCCACCTCTGTATATCAGCATAGAATAATGGTAAGGAAGTACTAACATCCTTTGAAGTAAAACTATCTATACTACTATTACTATTATTATGATTCTTAATATACTCTTCGGCAGCTATTGCTACCATTAGACTGAATGAAATATCATTTGGTCTAATCTTATCAAGAGTTTCGAATATTGGTTTTGCATCTATTCCTACTGAGATTGTTTTTGTTGCTGAATAAAACTTCATACAATCTATTTGAATCTGGATAATATAAACCTACCTGAAAGATGAAAGTTAGTTAAGTTAGCTAACGTAACTTAGTTAACTTTGTGTTAGTGTTAGTGTTTTTTCAGGTACTGTGTGAACGCCATCATCATTAGGCATTACTAATACAGGATTAACATTCCTTTCTAAGAATTGATTAACAAAGTTCTGGACTTTATCCGAGGGAACTAACGCTTTCAAATTGTCTCCGTTACTATTTTTCCATGTAATTTCAATGAACATAGGGTCTATTAAACCTCTTCATATATTAATATACCTGATTATATATCTGTTATATTAAATTCTTTTAAATATGCGAGCCCTTGCTCTAGCCCCACTCTTATATCTTAGGACACCCATCTCTGATTTAAGTAGCCCTACTTCTTCAAGGTTTGTAAGATGTTCTAATGCCTTTCTTCTTCCTATTTTAAATGCAGTTGCGACTTTACTAGATATAGTTGTCTTGCCTTTTGGTATACTCTCATATATTAATTCTCTTGTTGGCTTTGTCATAAATACTTCATCATCATCTTCTAATGTTATCATATATCTTTTCTTCATAGGTGTCGCACCTGTGCTTTCATATCTATCTTTGCTATGTGAGGATAAACTATTGTTTCTCCATTAGGCTCTATTATTATTTCA